CGTTGATGCGTTATCGTCAGGGTAATTTTGTGCAGTTGCCGACAGATGATTGGGAAGAAGAAGAAAACTCTGTTAACATGAGGGTTTACTACTAATTTTGGATTTGCTATGAGAGATCTCAACAGAGGGATTGAGTTTAGTATAGATCTGGCAGACAAATCAACTTACGATCATATGGCTTATGATCCGGATAAACGTGACGTAAGCTTTCCAAAAAAATATTTAACATATTTACCTTCGGCAACTCAAAGCGTTATAAAAAACTTGGATTACATGGTTCCGCATAACGAAGCGGTAGGTTTGATTAAAGAAGCGGCTGTTGAACGATTTAGTAGGTCACGTAAATTAAATGACCCGCAAGCTTTTGGTTTTCACGGAGGGGATCCTGAAGGTGTAAGCAGGGATTCTTTGCATGATTCTGCGATAGAAGACAGAGGGCGACGGTTTAGTGGGTCTGATCAAAAATTCGAAAGCTCGCCGAGCGTTTACAGAGCCGCCCTACCTAATTCAACACTTTTAACGCAAAAATATTATAGTAACAAGGGTAACAAATCTTTTCCTGCGGGCGCTAATACCGGCGGCAATGATACGCCCTTTGGAAGTTTTTTTCGCAATATGGATGAACCGCAAGTAAGCAGACGGTCTAGTGATTCCCATGCGTATTATGCACGGGCTCGTCCTCCATATAAAGTTAGACGGTCTCTTTCGGAAATATTGTACCCGGGTGTTGACTATGATAAAAGTATGATTCGCGAGGAATTGGTATTAGAAAGAGGTGCTTCTCCAGAAACGGAAGCCCATGAGCTTATTCATAGAGGTTTTCGTAGTCTACCGAATAATGTTTTGCCGGACAACACCAATGAATTCGAACACGAGTACATACACGATTTAGAAAGTGGCGAAGATATGAGTAAATATGATTACCTTATAGACGAGTTACCCTCTGGTGAAGATAAGGGTATAGTGGCTATAATGGAAAAAAGTAACGATAACGTCGAAAGCTATGGAGGAGAGGAAATGCTTGACGAAGAAGGTCTCGGTTCTTTAATAAAAACAATTGTTAGTAGTACTCAAGACGCGCCTGAGATAGAAGTTGCAATGACTGAAGCTGATCAAAGAGCTATGGTGCGTGAAATGGCGGCTACTGCGCAAATGTTGAGAAAAGCCGGGGCTCCTATTACTTCTGAGGAAGACGTTGAAAAGATACCTATGGAAATTTTAGATCAATTAAATACTATACTAGACCGTTCTCCAGAGGAATAAAAAATGGCTGAAGAAGATAACAAAACGGTAGGTAGTTTGATGGATAGAAATGTCCCATCTGAGCTACGTGAAGAGGATATAAGAGCAGAGATAGAGCTAGAAATACCAGATTCACAGAACGATGTTATGGAAATGGTTGAGATGGATCCCTCTATGGATGGTGAGATAGAGATGACGGCTGATGACGAGGGAGGCGTTTTAATTGATTTTGATCCGCAAGACACTCGTGGCTTTGGCAGTGATTTTTACATGAATTTAGCAGAAGAGATCCCGGATCGCGAATTGTCTAGGATAGCTAGTGATTTATTAGGAGAGTTTGATAGCAACAAAGCTAGTAGAGAGGAGTGGGAAGAGACTTATGCCAATGGTTTAGAGCTACTTGGTTTCTCTTATCAGGAGCGCACAATGCCTTTCCGCGGTGCTTCTGGTGTAACACATCCTCTGTTGGGTGAGGCCGCTACACAATTCCAAGCACAGGCTTTTAATGAGTTATTACCGCCTAGTGGTCCGGTGCGGACTGTTGTGATGGGCAAAGAAACGCGTCAAAAACAACAACAATCACAGCGCGTTAAGCAGTTTATGAATTATTACATTACAAGTGTAATGGAAGATTTTACTCCGGATATGGATCAAATGTTGTTTTATTTACCATTAGCCGGTAGTACTTTCAAAAAAGTTTATTATGATGAAAATTTAGATAGAGCCGTTAGTAAGTTTGTACCTGCTGAAAACTTAGTAGTACCTTATGAAACATCTGATTTAGAAACTTGTCCTAATATTACACAAGTTATCCGCATGTCGTTGAATGATTTGCGCAAGCAACAAGTTGCAGGTTTTTATTTAGATATAGATGTTATACCGGCGCAAGCAGAACTTGACTCTATTACAGAAGAAATTAACTTAATAGACGGTCTAGAGCCTTCTCAAATAGATTATGACTGCACTATTTTAGAGTGCCATGTTGATTTAGATTTAGAAGGCTACGAAGATTTAGATGAAAGCGGTGAACCTACTGGAATTAAAATACCATACATCGTGACGTTGTCGCAAGATAACGGTCAAGTACTTGCTGTAAGGAGAAACTATAACGAGGATGATTCTAAAAAACAAAAAATTCAATATTTTGTGCATTACAAATTTCTTCCGGGTTTCGGTTTTTATGGATTGGGTCTTATTCATACTATTGGTGGCTTGTCTCGTACTGCCACAGCGGCTCTCAGACAGCTCATCGATGCCGGTACGCTGTCTAACTTACCTGCCGGATTCAAGGCCCGAGGTATGCGAATTCGTGATGACGACGACCCGTTACAGCCGGGAGAGTTTCGAGATGTAGACGCACCGGGAGGCGCGATTCGTGATAGTTTGATGCCGTTACCGTTTAAGGGACCGGATCAGACGTTATTTCAGTTATTAGGATTTGTTGTTGATGCCGGGCAACGGTTCGCGACTATTACAGATTTAAAAGTTGGCGATGGTAATCAGCAAGCGGCGGTAGGTACAACTATTGCAATGTTGGAGCAGGGCTCACGGGTCATGAGTGCTGTGCATAAAAGATTGCATTATGCCATGCGGTTGGAGTTTAAGATTCTTGGTCGCGTGATGCACGAGAGTTTACCTCAGACGTACCCGTATTCTGTTGCGGGTGATGATGCTTCTGTGATGGCTAGTGATTTTGATGATCGCGTAGATATTTTACCGGTTAGTAATCCTAATATATTTAGTCAAGCGCAACGTATTACGATGGCTCAGACTAAGTTAGAGTTGGCAGGTGCCGCTCCTGAGTTGCATAATATGCACGAGATTTATCGTGATATGTATGAAGCGTTGGGTGTGACTGATGTAGATCGGATAATGAAGTCGTTACCGGATGCCGACCCGCGGCCCACGGATCCTGCGCAAGAGAACATAAATGCGTTGGATATGATGGATTTGCAAGCATTTGAAGGTCAGGATCATCAGTCCCACATTATGGCTCACCTTATATTTGGTGGTACACCGTTGGTTGCTAACTTGCCGCCAGTTGCTGTAGCGTTGCAGAAGCATGTTATGCAACACGTTAAGATGGCCGCTCGAGAACAAGCGGCGGTAGCTTATATGCAACAGATGGAGGTTCGTGATGGCGAGCCGGCAAGTCCGGAGGAGATGTTAGAGATAGAGGCTTTAACGGCACAGTTTGTTGCACAAGGTATGCAAATGGTTAAAGATATGTCTCAGCAGTTAGCAGGTGGTGGCGAAGAAGCCGGTCCGGATCCGTTAATAGCATTGAAAGAGAAAGAATTGGAGATTAAAGCGCAGTCTGAGCAGTCTGATACTGAATTAGACCAAGGCAAGCTTCAATTAGATCAAGAGTCGTTACAAATGCGCAACCGTCAGTTTGGTGAGCGTATGGCGTCGCAAGAAAAGCAGACTCAAGCCCGTATTAGTGCGGCAAGAGAACGTGAAATTTTGAAACAACAAGGAAAATAAAATGGCTATGAAACCCACAAAAGCACCAAAAGCTGTAGAATATGCAGATATCAAAGGCCAAGGTCGTATACCGTATGGTAAGACTGCGGATGTTAAGGTACCGACAAGTATGACACGCATGACTGCACGAGGAATGGGTGCGGCTAAAAAAGGCGGTGGTTATTTAGGTTGTAAATAACCTGAAGATTTAACAGGGTTGGATTTGTAAATGTATAATTTTAATGATTATGGCAATTTTGGCGGTATTACTCCTGAGTTTTTAGCTAGAATGCAAGCGCAAGCGGCTGAAAAGTACGAGCAAAGTCAGCAAAATTTTGATCCACAAGTTCCTTTGCCCCCGCAAGATGATCCTTCTTTGTACTCTGACCCCAACTTAGGTGGCAATCCTCCGATGGTACAAGAGCCTGTTAAGGCTCCACCTGCGGGAATCGATTTTTCTAGCGGTGAGACGACTATACCNGNGGGTGTTCCGGGACGTTCTGGCATGGGTGGTATTGACTACTCTAGCGGTGAGACGACTATACCTGCGGGTGTTCCGGGANCTTNTGGCATGGGTGGTATTGACTACTCTAGTGGTGAGACGACTATACCTGCGGGTGTTCCGGGACGTTCTGGCATGGGTGGTATTGACTACTCTAGTGGTGAAACGACTATACCTGCGGGTATTACCTTCGGAGAGAAAGTCGCTGACTATGCGCCTCTACCGACCGTCCCTGATCCAGTAACTGGAGGAATAGGGACACTACCTGCCGGTCAAACAGGAGAAACTCCTCCAGAACAATATTCTGATCCTTACATGGGTGGTAATTCTCGAGAAAGGGGAGAGACAGATGAAAATGGAGAACCGGTTTCAATTCCTCCTTTACCTCCAACATCCCCCAACGATTCCGGCCCACCTGCGGGCATTGATTACTCTAGTGGTGAGACGACTATACCTGCCAGTAATTCTGCTCCCTCTGGAACAGGTGGTATTGATTACTCTAGTGGTGAGATAACTATACCGCCAAATTTAGATTTAGATGAGGAGCCTGTGTACAGTGATCCTGATTTCGGAGGCCCCGATCTTGAGCCGGCTCCTGATGGGGATTTAATTATTGATGATCCCTTAGAGGATACGGAAGAGGTGGTAGTAACTACCCCCGACCCTACCCCCGACCCTGTTGTCGATCCTGATCTTAAATCCGATGATCCCTTAGAGGATACGGAAGAGGTGGTAGTAACTACACCAGATCCTACACCAGACCCTGCTGTCAATCCTGATTTGTACAGTGATCCTGATTTAGGTGGAGGACCGGACCCAGATACCCCTGATCCTTTTGATGATTCAGATCCCGGCCCAAGCCCTAAAGAAGATGTTGAAGTTGTCGTAGGTCCGGATCCAGTTATAGTTGACGATCCAGTTGTGGTTGATGAGCCCGCTCCTGATCCAATAATAGTGGACGATCCTGTTGAGGTTATAGTTGACGATCCAGTTCCTGATCCGTCTCCTGATCCAGTTGTAGTTGAC